TTCTCTACTTTGGAATGCCCACAAAAATCTTTCATTGTCTACACAAATGGCTCTAATTGAAGTAGGTGCATTTGATAATAATGTTGCTGGGGTACTTGTTGATAATGCCCATTGGTAAACTTTTCCATCATCAGGGGAATTAGCGATTAAATTTTCTCCAAAAGTAGAAAATGTCCAACTAGTCACTGGTTGTAAAATAGCATTACTATCACCAGACATTGTTCGACTTGTTCCATAAGTAGAAGTTCCGTAAAAGCCAGAACCATAACCAACTAAGGATGTAGCATCTACTCTTCCTGTTGTGAAAGAAGTTGGTGTAATGTCAAATCTTGTGCCATTGGGTAGCCAAACATATAATTTTTCATAAGTTCCACCCACAACATACCTAGCACCAGTATTTGATTTCCAACCTAACAAACCTCTGATCGGATAAGGCACAGCATTGTCACTTCTATTTCTCCATCCGCCAAAAGGTTGCATAGTTCCTTCATGCCACCGTACTAAATTAGCATTTGCCCATCTTCCACTTGCTTGAAGATCAGTTCCATTTTTATAAATCCCAGGTGGTATGTTTAAAGGTAAATATGGCATCTTAAATCTTCACACATTTTACTCGCCATTGCCAACTACTGCTTGTTATTAATGCTGGCTGACCATTTGACTTTTGTACTATTCGCACCCGTTGGTAATAGGGTTGCACAATTTTTATTTGTGTTGTGTTATCATGGAAATAACCAAATACATCCGATGCGTCTGATAATCCATCTTGCTTAGTAACTATATCATTAACTGAATAGCCCAAATTAGCTGTAGTACATTTAAATTGTATCTGTACCATATCTGGTTCACCCCCAAGACTATGAGTAAAGGTGCTAATGCTACTAGAACCATAAGTTCCAAAGTTATTCCAACCACTTGTATATACTTTAGATGCTGATGAGGTGGTTTGATAGGCACTTAAATCTGGTGGTCTAAAAGTAAAAACTCCATTTGAGTTGCTATAGGATAAAGACCCAGAACCAGATGCCCCAAGAGAAGAAACACTTAAATCTGTTAATGCAATTCCACCACTACCAGAGGCATCAGTTCCCCATTCAAGAGCAGTTCCCCCACTATTCATTTTCAAAATTTGATTTGCACTACCTAATGATGATGGAGTGTCACTTAAATCTGTTATGGAGGCTGTAACAAATTCAATTGCATTTCCACTAGAATTAACCTTCACAAATTTAGATGCTGATGATGTAAAATTGTTAGGTGTGTCTGTAATGCTACTTGCCACAATAGATGTGGGGATTGCATCTGATACTGTTTTTAAATTCGTATCAATTGAAATTATTGTAGTGTTTAATGTTCCGCCCCAACTGTCCTGATCACTTCCAACAGTCGGATAGCTAAAATTATAATTGGTAGTTGCTGGCATTAATCTCTCCTATGATGCTAACTGAAATGGCATATCTTCTGCCCATGTTTCTGAAGGTTTATTGATATTTGTCCAAGTTTCATTTGGAGTTGATACATTGCTCCAACTATTATTTGGTAAAGTTACAACATTCCAAGTTTTTGTTGGCTTAGAAATAGCTGACCAAGTTTCAGATATTTGACCAACATCTTCCCAATAATATCTAACATTTGCATCTAAACTTGATTGGAAAGATACTTGTGATGTTGCCTTTTGTGTTCTTATAATTGTAGCATTTAAGCTAGAAGTAGATGCAAGTGTGCTAGTGCCTGCAAATCTACCTCTTGCATTTGCCACTACATTTGATTGAGCTACTAAACTTGTAGATACATTTCTAGCTCTCAAAACATTAATTGTTGATGTACTTTGAGATGTTAATGATGCATTTGTAGGTGTAATTTTCCCAGCATCAATTTGTAATGTTGTGCCATCTGCTAATGCTGAATTGATACTTGCTATAATATTTGAAGTGATTTGAGCAACACTTTGAGCCACCATTGAAATAGTAATGCCTCTAGTTCTTAAAGCATTGATGGATGATGAAAGTGAACCTTGAGCTGACCCTACTATTGTTCTAGCTCTTGTTCCACTTACTTGTGCTTGTGTTGAGCTAGTAGCTGAAAAAGTTGCTTGTGTAGTTTTGCCTGCTTGAATATTTAATGAAGAACTTGATGATGCACTTGAAGATACATTTGAAACACGAATTACATTGACACCTAAGATTGACGCATCAAAAAGATTTGCATTTGCAACCCTTCTTCTTCCACCAATAGCTGAAAGAGATGATGTTGAAGTCGCAGAAATAGAGCCAGACGTTATTATTTGAGAAAGTGCTACAGAAAGAGATGATTGAGCAACCATTGTAACAGATGCATTAACAATCGTTACTTTCGTAATTTTTTCGCTAAAAGCTTTTTCTGAAAATGTAAAATGTGAAAACATATTTTTTAACTAGGTTTTGTTGGCCAGTTTGGATTATTTAAATCACCAGACGTAATATCTCTTAAAGCTTGGCGATAAACTCTCCAGCTTGTAGCATCTTCATTTTTGTCCATTTTTTTATTGATTTCAAAATCTGCTTCTTTAAGTAATGGCTCTCTTCTTGACCTTAAAGAGCCTTTAATTCTTTCATCATTACGGTTGGCATCTTCAATTTGTAGTTCATTGAATTCAGAAATTTCTTCAGCAGTTAACTCTATCATTTCGTTATCTACACATTTATAAAGAGGTTTCATAATTAGCTCCAAATACATGAATTTTTGCACCTGCTCGTATGTAACCAGCAGAAAAATATATTCTACCAGCAGATACATTATTAGTTCCAAATCCTTCACACCACATATTTTTATACGCATACATATAGCCCATAGTATAACCTGCTGAAGATCGGTAAGTTATTTGATCTATCATTGTTATTTTGGGATATCTTGCTCCGCCACATTGGGCATTATCTATTCTCCAAGTGCCATAATAACCCCCATGAGTAGTTGAACTATCAACCCTTAAATTGTTGTTATTGTACCCACCACAAATCGACCACATTTGCCTATTTGTTTGAGGAGTTAAATAACTACTTTCCCAAGTATCACTATTAGTCTGCCCTAAGAAATAGGTCATTTGCCTATAGCCAGTTGATATAAAAGACGGTCCGCCGAAGTATGGTTTAGCCAATTGCATCAACAAAGATGCGTCTGTTGTGGGGGTAAAGCCTTCCAAGACAACATAATAGATTTTATAAGTACTATTCATGCTTTGCCATGTCAGACTAGTTGTATCACTTCCATTTGAGTAAGTTGTTATATACTTTGGGCCAGTATGTCTATCAACATAAGCTTTTATGCTTTCACTTGACGCAAGAGTGGTAGAACTCGGACTCCAAAAATAATCATCATCTTTAATAGCAGTTCCAGAAACTGAACCATTGAGAACTGTATCAGTAAGTTCTACATCTTCTTTTTTTGCGTAATCTCTAGTAAAATTTGTCATTCTTACTCACTATGGTTTTGGATGCTTGTCTTTTACTGCTTTTATTTTTGCTGACATATCTGAAGAAAAAGCACCCTGCTTAAATAAATCATCTAGTTGATCCCCGATATAAGGATATTCAATCCTTCTTGCTTGATGGACTAAATTTAATGCTAAAGCATCTGCACTTGGTTCACTTCCAACAATATTTTCAAAATTAGTTTTATTCCAAGTAGCTGTTTTTTTACTTTCATCAAAATCAATACAATCGGTTCTAAAATTTTTAATTTCCCAATTTGTTAAATTAGAAATGGTTGCTGGGAATTGCACAGTTGAAGTTTCTGGAATTATGCTTTGAGCAACACCATTTTCATCTGCCATCACATACGAAAACTTATTTTCATTTTTAAATGCAATTATTTTAATATCAGCCATTACTTACTCCCTGCTACCTGCCATGCTTGTATATTACCCGTGAAAAAGAGATACCAATTACTAGAGCCAGAAGTTGTAAATCCATGCCCATTTGCAACCAATCCATTATACATACCAGTGGATGTTGCCTCATAATAAACTTTAGTTTGATCCAAACCATAAAGAGCTAAAGTGTTACAACTACCATTTCCATCATGGCTTGTGCCTGTTCCGAAAACTTGAAAACCATTTGAGGTATTACCAGTCGCTGACGCATGGCTCATTGAACCAGCCCAATTCCATTGTTGCGCATATCCTTCTGTGGCAACCCCACTACCACTAGATGAATTAGATGTTACCAATGCTATAAGACCATAAACATCACTATTTGAAGTTGAATAATCCCAACAAGTTGCTCGGACATTTTTAAAGCCAGAAATGTTTATAATTGTAGATTGAGAATTACCAGTACCACCAGTACCACCAATAGAGTTACCACCAGTATGTTCATCAGAAATATGTTCCCAATCGTAACCACCACCACCACCAGCAGATTGTGTGATCCAAGCATAGTCTGAACCATTCCAACTTAACACTTGACTACTTGATGCACTTCCTTGATTTAAATGAGTATTTACATCTGCATCTGTATACCCTGCATTAGAAACCCATGCGTAGTCTGAACCATTCCAACTTAGCACATACCCGCTTGTAGGATTTGATTGATTTAAATGTGCATCAACATTACTATTCCCATAAGAATTTCCAGCTATTGTTATGGTCTTTGTAGCTCCTGTCCCACTTGCTGTTACACCAGACCCAACAAAATTTATTGTTGTGGCAGATGTTGATAAACTAGAGCCTTCATCTTGAATAGTAAGTGTAGTTGGTGTAGCTGTGTGATTGGGGTTATTACCGATATAACTCATTTTTTTTCCTTATGTTTGTTCTAAGTATGAAAGGAAAGCATCTCCACTATTAGACGCACTTGTTTCAACACGAATTTCATCAGATGTTTCTAAAATAACTTTTTGATTTCCACCTATAACCACCAAACTTCCACCAACAGGGATAGTGGCATTTTTAATTAAATGAACTTCTAAAGAGCCAGAACTATCGTAGGCAAAAACGGATGCAGTAATATCTGAAGATGTTACGTTAGCTACAGTTAAACCTAATATCGTGGTTACAGTTGAAGATGGTGTAGTGTACATAGTTTGCTTGCTATAAATATTAGTTAGACCTTTATTTTTAAAAGTATTTGCCATTTTTTACCCCAATTGAAATGCTAAAGCTGTTGCGTCTGAAACTGAAACTTCACCACTACTAGTAATCCAAGCATAATCACTTCCATTCCAAGATAAAACTTGACCAGAAGATGCAGAACTTTGATTTAAATGAGTATTGACATCACTATCTGCATAACTAGAGCCACCAGAAAATATATTGTAACTTATGATTTCAAGAATATCATTACTTGATGGCTGGCAATTTGCACCAAAAGTAACAGTATTTGTACTTGCATTTAAAGAGTAGTCACCAGCATCTTTAGAAAGTCGTATGCCATTTAAAAAAACATCAACTTGATCATCAGAAAAAGTTAGAGCATTCCCATTATCATCATTCCCCGAGGCTGATGTAATAGTTGCACCGCCAGGAATAGTTTTATGCCAACGATTAGTAGTAGCTGACAAATATTCTACACCACCGATTACAAGCTTATTATTTGCATTAAGAAAAACTGCCTTTTCAGCAGGGTATGTAATGAAAACTTCTTTAGCAACAGACCCACTAAAATTGACAGCATTGTTACTATTGCTACTTTCTAAAATCGTTGTTCTAGTAAGTGTTGATGAACCTTCTGCCCAAGTTCCTAAACCCACTTCAAAATCATTATTAGTGTCATCAACAATGCAATAGTAGGTGGTATCAGCATCAGCTAAAGCATTAGCAAAAGTTTGAAAACCCCCAATTGTTGAAGTCATAACAACATTTGTTGTGCCATTGGTGGTTGATAATTGTTTTACTCTATCTTTAAAAATTAATGCCAAAAACTTTAATCCTTATTAGGTCAATGTAAGTGTCAGAGAAGATGCACTAATTTGAAGAATATCATTAGTGTCTATAACTTTGCTTGCTCCAAGTTGAGCATAGGCTATTAAGTTTCCGCCACTTGATGCATCAAATATCCCCGCATAAGTAATCGTTCCCCAGCTTCCTGTAGCAGTTGGGAAAGATACAGTACCAGAGTTAGTACCAGCATTTCCAGTTACAGAAAAACTAACTGATTGTCTTGCGTAACCATTTCCACTTAATTCTGTTCCTGAAGCTGAATCACTAGGTTGATTTCCACTTGCGTATAATCCGACATACCAACTTGTCGGTCTTGTTGCACTATTGGTAGTCAGTAGCCAGTTTAATATCCGATTTTCAAAGGTATCTGTTAACGCATCACTCATTTTTAATAACTCCTTATTCTAAGTTTTAAATTGCTTGCACTATGTCTAGTATTATCACTTTCACCCATAACTGCGTTAATTGCCCCTTGATAAGCACTACCCCAAACAGCCATGCGTTCATCATTTTGTAAGTAAGGTGATGCTTGTAATAATGCTCCGTATAGGTACAAATCTGGTGACATAGTAAGTAACCAATTTGTTGTATTACTATCACTCAAAGAAGGTATCTGTTGATAATAAAGTAACTCGCCTGTGTAAGTAACATCTGGGCTCGGATAGACTTCAATTAAATCACCCACATGCGAATAGTATTGTGGTTTTCCACTTGTGTTATCAGCCTCATCTCTCAATTTGGCAATTTCTTCTGGTGACGTTTGTTTTAATAAAGTTTTGCTACTATCATTCAAATGAAATCTAATAGATTGCAACCAATCACTCGGAGTTGCACTATATTGAGTTTCAATATTAGCAGTTGCTTTATTGTGCATTTTGTAATGCCTTAACTCTCTATTAAGTTGAGCCTCAGCTAATGTAATGAAATCAGGGATTACACTAGTCAAATCACTTCGATTTAGCCAATCTGCAATACTTGATTTTAATTCACTGAATGTAGATAAACCCATTAAAAACCCCTAATAATTAATTTTTTAAAATCTGGGTCTTTTAATTTTTTCTTACAAAATTCTAA